GGTGTTCTCGATTTCCTCATCGCCGGTGATGAGGCCAGCGTTCTTCAGGACGGCGAGCACCTGCGGGTCAAGCCTTTGAATCCGCCGAACTTTCAGACGCGGATACTCTTTCACGTTCCAGTTGAAATCTACATATTGCTTGACCGCGAATCGGTTGATGACTTCGCAGATATAGTCGGCAAACGACTGAATCGAAAGCCTGAATATATCAAGGAACTCACCGCCGAGCGCGCGCGAACCGGTGTCGGTGCTGCCAAGGCTCATGAACATCGCGATCAGCGCTTTTGCAATTACCTCGTCGTAGTACTTGATCGACGGCAGCGCGTCCGTGCCTTCCTTGCCCTGACCGCCCTCAATGCGAAACGTATAACCATTAGGCGTGATAACATATTCCTGCTCATTCGCCTGCACACTTGAAAGCACGTACTCAACATCTTGCCACTCCTTCGAGTCCTGCGTTATGTTCTCCGGAATATCCATGACGGGAATTCCAACGCCGTGTCGTTCGTGTTTGATCGCGTTGACCTTCTCGAGAGTGTTCTTGATAAACCACGGCTTATAGCAGCGACGCAACAGCGGGATTCCCTCCCAGTTATCGCCCTCTTTGTCGGTGGAGAACACGAGCAGCTTCTCGATCGGGAGAACGATTTCCTTGAACCCCTCGTCCATCTGTGTAGGCCCGATAAGCCCGTCAGGTCCGGTTTTCCAGCCCACAATCGACTGCGGAAGACGTGGATCCAGCTTTCGCGGCTGCACAAATCCGTCGCGGAGCTCCCATACCTTCTCAAGCACAGAAAAACCAAACGGAAACATCAGCAGAATATGACGGATTGTGTCATCCCACGTGATTGTCATATCTTCCAGCAGCCCGCGTTGAATCGTCTCGGCAATCTCAACGTCGGTACTGTTATCGCTCACGGGCTCGACGTAGTAGTTCGCCTGCCGGATCGGAAGCCCAATCGCAAACAGTACGCCGCCGATAACGGGGTCGCTGCGCCGCATCTCGTCGAATGTTGCGCGTCCGGCCGCTCCCTGGAGCTTCTTGAGGTATTCGCCGGTATCAGCCATGCCATAGACGCCGGTATTGCCGGATTTGCCTACAACGACGCCCGGTCGATTGACGTTCTTGGCCGCAAGCTGGACGCTTTTCGGTGCTGCTTTCGGCGGCACGGGAACGCGGCGCGAGAGTTCGAGTTTTCCCAGCTTCGCGAAAACCTGCTTCTTCGTCCTCAAAACTTCGCCCCCCTCAATCCCGCGGTCATGGGTTTCCGCTTCGATACCTGCCTGCCCATCGGCGCCGGGTTCGCTTTCAGCATTTCCCAGGCGGTGACGAGTCCAGCGGCCTGGTCGTCATGAGCTCCGGAAGGATAGTCTCCGACTTCCTTCAGGAAATCACGGTTCCATTCGCCGCGGACCAGGTGCACATTCCCGGCCTCGAAGATCGGCTCAAGAGGGGCTACACGCACGAGAAGATCGCCGGGAGGGGTGATCTTGCGCACACTGCGAAGGCCCTTGAGTATTTCAGCCATGTGCTCGTAAGTGTCTTTGTAGCCGCCCACTGATTCGGTGCCGACGACAACGGCAGCGCCGTCAATCATCGCCGTCTGCTTGATGCGTCTATCACGCTCCGGCGCCGCCCAGCGGCCTCGAATAACGTCCTTAATCCAGAGGTGCGGGATTTTCTCGGTAATGCCGGATTCTTCCGGAGGAAGTAGCCACTGAATCGCCAGTTCCAGCCCGACGGTGTAGTCCGGATCTTCTTTGACGAGCTGCTTCTCGGTCGATGCGAGATCCCAGCCACGCCCCCAGCGAAGCGCCGGCGGAACATCGGCAAGCTCGTGGATCTTCACCTTGTCGGTTTTCAGCAGGTTGCCGCTCCGTGCAACAGGGTCGCACTGCAACAGCGAAGCCGTGCCGTAGGTCCCGAGCGCGGCAGCTTGCGTGAGATACCAGCTCTCGTTGAATCGCTCCGAAAACAGATAGCCGCTCTCGTACTCGTCGCTGAAAGCGGGAAAGGAGATGACTTCGAATTGCGGGAAGTCCGGAACTTCAACCATCGCTTTCTCAGCGCGGCCGATGATGTCATCGACGTGCCAGGGCGTTGTCAAAAGCAGTGTCATCGACACCGGGCCCCGACGTGTGAGGAAGTCATTCGTAAATGATTCCCAGTTGCGTTCCCGGATTGTAGCAGATTCCGCCTCTTGCCGGTTCTTGTGAATCTCGTCAACGATTCCAAATTCATAGCCGCGTCCGACCATCGTTCCGCCGAATCCTACAGAATTCATACAGCCCATATGCCCCGCGATCTCCCAATGGGAAACTGCCGAAGCATCCTGATCTACTTTGATTCCGGGAAATAACTCTTGATATTTTTCCGTCCTGATAAGCTCGCGGCAATTCCGTGAAAATCCATGAGAGAGATCCGCACCGTAAGAGGCAAGCAATATTTCATTGTCAGGGAACAGACCAAGCAAATGTGGTGGGAGATAACGCGAAACAATATCTGATTTACCGTGGCGAAACGGAACCTTGATGATCAGGAAGGAGGACTCGCCATTGCGGTATCGCTCAATAGCTTCGTCAATCCTTTCGCAGATCCATGAAGTATGTGGCCCGATATAAAGCGGCGTCAGCTTTCGCCAGCAGTGCTGCATGAAGCGCAGGTGATGGCGGCGCGCCTGCTCCTGCTGGATATCGACCAACGGGATCGCCTCAGTTAGGACCATGCCCGTTCCTTGCTTTCGCGGTAATCAATTCAAATTGCGTGAGTTCGGCGTTCGTCAGCTTCGTAAGGTCTACCTTGTGAACGATCTCGCCCTCATGCTTTACCGTGAGAACCTGATCATATGCGCCTTCGAGCTTCATCAACGTCTCGCGCCATGCCCTCAGCTCGCGGGAAAGGACCGCAATCCGCTCATGAGCCATCGGATGCTTGACCCGCTGGGCTCCGTCGCGTATCTCGTAGCGTGATTTCTTCGCGAGCTTCCACTCGCTTTCGAGTTCTTTTATCATTGCGCGATGTTCGGCAATGTGGACGTGTAGATTGTGCGTTGCTGTGATGTTGAAGATGCCTGCACGCTTCCCCCATGCGGTAGCCTTCCTAACGCATGAGACAGAGCAGTCATGTTTATCGGCGATTGCTTCGAGCGTGAGTCCGTTGATTTGTTCGACGCACATTGACGTGCGGCTGATTTGAAGTGCCGTGAGCAAGTAGTTCCCCTCCCAGTAGGGAACAGGAGTCGTCCTGTGTTAATACGCCTTTATTGGCGTTGGGAGGATTAACACAGGAGCCGTCCCGCCTATATCTAGGACTATCGACAACGGCCTTCTCGCTTTGAACGGAAAAAGCACGAAATTCGGCAAAAACCTCTAACTTTTTTTCAAATCACGCCGATAACAGGCGTCCATCTGCATGAACTCACGTTCTCCGAGTGTCATCATCCTGAAATATTCATGGATTGCCTCGACAATGTAAGCGCAGAAATCGGCCTTGCTGTCAACGAAAGTGCCTGTAAATGGCACTTTGATGTGGATATTAAGTACGTGTTTCATTCTCTACCCCCGTAGCTTTGCGCAATATCGCGTCCTGAATGTATTTGCTCATTTTTTCTCCTCGCGTTGAGGAATCCTCATCCATGAGGGTTTTTAGCCACATAGGCATACTCACGCTTATTACCGTGCACCTGTCGGCAAGGCTCTTCCTCGGCCCCTTTGGCCGCCCCGGGTCCATGTTTTTGCGTATCTCCTGCAGTCGCTCATATTCGCCATCGGTGTAGTTCACTGTGAGCCCGTCTCCGTAGTCTACTTTTGGCATTGCATCCCCTTCTAAAAGATCCCCGCCCGCCAGCAACGGACGGGGAGAGTTGAAACCAAACAACTCGTCAGTTTTATCAGCACCGCATACGCGGCAAGCTGTAGCTGGGCAATCAGATTTCGTAGCGCTCGCTCCCCTCAAGCTCACGCACTAAGGCACGGTCCGCGTCGGTCACGTCCGCAAGCTCCGCCGTCGCATTCGCGATATAGCTATTGTCTCGAATGCGGACCTCGATGCAGTCGCACAAGAATTCGCGGAGAGCGGGAAAAAGCGATTCAACGCGGTAGATGTCGGTCGAATATCGCGCGTACTCGGCGTAGAGGTGGCGGATGAATCCGTCGGGGTAGTGCGCCTTGACGTTGCAAAGGAACTGCGAGAATGTGTCGGCCCGACATAGCAGATCAAACTGGCGCGTATCCTTCCAGCCCCACAGCGGCTTTCGTGCCTCGGTGCGGAATCCGTAGTAGCTGCGATACCAGTCAACGTAATCGCGCACGAACATGAGTGAGCGCTTTCCACTGGCGACCGGTCGATGATGCTTCTCGAAGGGCGCGACAATCGCGTTGATGCAGGGCATTGAGCCTGCCGGTTGTCCCGGCACAATCTCATGCTCGATTTTGTTGTACTTGAGCAGCACACGGACCGACATCCCGCCACATTTCGGAATGTGGTGAATTACACATTGGTCATTGATTAGGACGGACATGCTGCTTCCTCCTCTTTCCTTGCAATCGCGGCGTCACGGTCTCGC